TGCAGATGGAACATGGGATACAGGGACTAATTACTATTACCCAACAGCTATAAAGTTTTATACACAAGATGCTTCAGGTACAGATACAATTGCTGCTGGGCCTCGTGTGATCATAGACTCATCAGGCAACTTGTTGGTGGGGCAGTCTAGTACAACAATTCCGGGTGCTGGAAATACTACCGCAGGCACGAGTATAAGAGGAGAAGATGGTGTTTTTATCTCAAGGACAACTTCAGATACGAGCGCATCAGCACTGCAAGTAAACAAAACCACAGGCGAAGGGGCAATAATTAATATCGCAAGCGGCGGCACAACTGTAGGTAGTATTGGTAGTGTCACGCAGTCAGGCGCTACTAATCTAGTTCTTGATTCTACAAGTGCTGTTTACTTTGATACAAACGTAAGACCTAAAACAGATAACACGTATGATGTAGGTTCATCATCTTACCGCTTCAAAGACCTTCACCTATCAGGTAATATAAATGTCGGCGGAAGCAGTGTAGTTGATTCAAATCGACGTATACTTGCAGCTGACGGTGCGGAAAATGTTCCCTATATTACCTTTGCTGCAGATACAAATACAGGATTATATAGACCAGGAGCAAATACTCTCGGATTTAGTACTGCTGGCTCAGAACGTATGCGCATCGACTCGTCAGGTAAAGTTGGTATTGGGAATAATTTACCATCATCTATGTATTCTACAACGAATAACTTAGTTATAGGGGATAGTGGAAACTCTGGTATTACTATTAAAAGTACTGGTGGTATAGGCGCTATAAGTTTTGCAGATGGTGTTAATGGCAGTGAGCGTTATAGAGGACAAATAGCATACAGTCATTCAGGAGATTCTTTAAGGTTTAATACTGCCGCTGGTGAACGTATGCGCATCAGCTCAACCGGTAATGTTGGTATTGGAACTACCAGTCCAGCTACTAAACTAGATGTAGCAGGAACTGTTACTGCTGATCAATACAATAATGACGCTGCTTTACCTACAATTAGACCGTCTCTCTTACTAGATTTTGCTAATAGCAAGACTCTTGATTCTCGCATCACATTTACCCGTAACTCTATTGCAACATACTACGATGGTAGATCTAATGTAAAAGCAGAAGAGAATCTGTTTAATTATAGTCAAGATACGTCTCAAAGTGTTTGGGGCAAGGGCAATGTGACTACTACTATTGGAGCTACAGCTCCTGATGGTACTTCTACTGCCACTACTCTTACTGAAAGCTCAGGTGCACTGAATTTTTCACGGGTAAATAATGGCTCCGTCACTTCTGTTTCATCAGGTGAAGTCTATTCTTTTAGTATGCATCTCAAAGCCAATGGACGTAACTTTGTTCATGTTAGGGCTTCATATGGTAGTTCAGTACAAAACCATGCAGGGTTCTGTGTAAATTTATCTACAGGAGCTATCACAACTGGATATACTGATGGTACTTATGTACTTCCTACTCCTGCAAGCTCATTTGCTACTAACTTAGGGAATGGATGGTATCGTGTAGGTATGTCCTTTACGACAGTTTCCGGAACCATAGGGTTATGGGCGTATCAATCTGCAAGTGCAACAACAACAACGTATACAGGTAATGGTACATCTGGTGTTCTCCTTTGGGGATATCAATTGGAAAAAAGATATAAAACAGCAACTTACATAGAGACCACCTCTGCTCCCGTAGCTAAATATCAACCACTATTAAGAACAGCTAGTCCAGGGCAAGCGCGGTTTGATCATAATCCTATAACAGGGGAAAGTAAAGGCTTACTGATTGAGGAAGCTAGGACAAACCGTCAGTTTCCTAGTATATTAGATGGCACTTGGTCTAACTCTACAACAATGCACCATCAAAATTACGGTATTGCTCCAGATGGGTCTCACACAGCAGGGTTGATTTACGAAAGCATTAGTGCGAGACAGCAGCTTGTATCAAAAAATTCAGGAAACCTAGTTTCTGGAAGTACTTATATTTGGAGTGTATTCGTTAAACCTCAGACCTGGGACGGTACTGTACAGATACATGCTTATGGAGATGCATCTACAGACTTTAATATTGGTGGAAATGATTTTGAAGATAGTACAAAAGGTATGTATTCTGTAGGCAATGGGTGGAAACGCATTTGGTGGCAGAAGACTAAAACTAATACAAATGGTTCTTTTTATCTCGGGTTTAGCGGTAGTACTTATGCTGGTCAGGGGTATGCTAAAGCATTCTTAGCGTGGGGTTTCCAACTAGAACTTAGCTCATTCCCAACATCATACATTCCTACCACTACATCTACTACGAATAGAGTTGTAGATATCGCGGAAATGAATGATATTAGTTGGTACAATAATTCAGGTGGTACTATATTTGGGCAATACACTCCTGCAAATACAAGTTCGTGGCGCACAGTATTTAGGGTTGGTGCGAGCTCTGACACTAATACGGTGTTATTGCGAGTAAACTCTAGTAATGCAAAAGAAGTTCAGGCTTATGCCTTTGGTTCAAAAGTTGTTGATATAGAAGCTTCATCTTCTGATTATACGATAGGTGCTGAGCTGAAAGCAGCCACAGCATTTCAAAACAATGACTTTGTTACGACTTGGGACGGTGAGCAGATAGGAACTGACACTTCTGCTAATGTTCCTTACGGTGTCACTGAAGCTAATATTGGCTCCACTACTGGTGGCGGTAATAACATAAACGGCACAATTAAAAAGATTGCCTACTGGCCAGAACGCCTATCTAACGACACACTAATCGAAATGACAGAGGAATAAATTATGGGTAAACTTATCGGAACCGCACCAAGTCAAGTACCAACAAACGCTGACCTAGGTACAATGGCATATGAAAACACATCAAATTATGCAAAAAGTGTTTTAGGAAGTCAAAGTAGACCTGCTTCTAACGCAACTGAATTAGTAACAGATGGACAAAGTACAAATGGTTATTATTATATTAATTTAGGTAATGGTGCTCAATCTATATACTGCATTCTTGATGGATCAATAGAAGCTGGATATGGCTACATGAGAGTGTGGGATGCAGGAACTAATGGTAGTGGTACTACTATATATCATTTTTACACAGGTGAAAGTGATAACGCTGCGTTTTACAATACAGGTGGATGGGACTATACAATATCTGAAATTGCATTAAGAACTAGAGGAACTTGGGCTCAAGGCGCTGGATTTTCTAATGGTACTATAACTAGGTATGTAGGAAATAACGGTAGCGGACTACACTCTCAGTTTAATCCAAAGACATTTAATACTATATTCAATTCTTCTTGGGTTGCAACTGGATTTGAAACAGATAACTATAAAAACTTTGGATATTCAAATACGACCACATTGGATCAACTTTATATATTTGATGATAACGATACTCCGTGCGGCAGACAAGTTAGTTGTACCGGTACTCCAAAGGGGATGGTATCTTTTGGTCGAACTACTACTTCTAATTGGCCGGATCACGGAGATAATAATTATGACCATGATCCTATAGTAACAGGGTTATATGTAAGGTAAAAATATGCAAATAGTAGAGTATAGAAAACATTTAGTAAATAGAGAAGTTACAGATCCTGAATGGATGATTAAAGGTGGATATTTTTATGATAGAGATAATGACACTTACATGGGATTCGTATTAGAATCTTCTGAAAGAAATTATTATATCCCAGATACTGTTACACAGCTGACTCAAGAGGAAGCTATTCAGAGAGTCAAAGATATTCATGCGACCTACCCTTGGTTAAAATCTAAAGATGAAAATTTAAATCGAGTTTATAAAACTGAAGAAGAAATTGTTACATGGGTTACTAGAATAATTGAAGAGCTGCCAGACTCAGCTAACATGTATTAAACAGTTGCACTTGATAAAAAAAGGATAAATAGTAGACTAAGTCTAACAAGTCTAGGAACAAATACTGATAGATTTAACAGCGGGAAATGGATATACATCTTCTTAGTATTATCCTTATAAATACAATAAAGATACACTGAGGAAATACTATGGCAAATCCAAACTCAAGAGCTACATTAATTGAATATTGTCTACGTAGACTAGGTGATCCTGTGATTGAGATCAACGTTGATCCTGATCAGCAAGAAGATCGAGTAGATGAAGCTCTGCAGTACTATCAAGAGTTTCATTCTGATGCTACTATGAGAACGTTTCTTAAGCATCAAGTTACAGCTGATGATGTTACAAATGAATATATTACTCTAAGTGATAGTGTACAGTTTGTATCTAGAATGTTCTCTGTTGATGGTGGTACCATGACAAGAAACTTCTTTGATGTTAAGTATCAGCTACATCTAAACGATATTGCAAACATGCATAGCTATATTGGTGATCTAGCATACTACGAACAAATGCAACAGTACCTCTCATTACTCGATATGAGAATGAATGGTAACCCTCAGGTTAATTTTGTACGTAAACAGAATAGACTTTATATTCATGGCGAGTTTGCTAACAAAGATATTAAACAAGGTGATTATATTATCATTGAGATCTATGAAGTTATCGATGCTAATACTCACACCAAAGTATATAACGATATGTGGTTAAAAGAATACACAACAGCTCTTATCAAACAGCAATGGGGTGCTAACCTTATGAAGTTTGAGGGTATGCAATTACCAGGTGGTGTTATGTTAAACGGTCGTCAATTGTATGATGATGCAACTGGTGATATAGATCGTCTGAGAGAATCAATCAGACTAGAACATGAGATGCCAGCAGACTTCTTTGTAGGATAAAAAATGGCTACTAATCCATATTTCAGTCAATCAGTAAGATCAGAACAGAGTCTATTCGAGGATATTGTAATAGAGTCATTAAAGATGTATGGTCAAGATATATACTATCTACCAAGAGATATTGTTAACGAAGATAGAATCTTAGGGGATGATGTACCTTCTAGATTTAATTCATCATACAAGATCGAGATGTGGATTGAGAACGTAGATGGATTTGATGGTGAGGGAGATCTATTCTCTAAGTTTGGAGTGGAGATCAGAGATCAAGCAACGTTTGTTGTTTCTCGTCGTAGATGGAATCAAACTATTCATAGACATGATAATGAGATTACTATTGCAAGACCTGCAGAAGGTGACTTGCTTTATATTCCATTCTCATCTAAACTATTTCAGATCACTCATGTTGAGCATGAACAGCCATTTTATCAGTTACAAAACCTACCAACATATAAACTACGTTGCGAGCTCTTCGAATACAATGATGAAGATCTAGATACAGGTGTAGGTATTATAGATGACATTCAAGATGATTATGCATATGCATATTATCTAACAATGAATACAACAAAAACCACTGCTACAGCTACAGCTACTTTAACAGGTGGTTCTGTATCAAGTATAGCTGTTACAGGAGCTGGATTTGGATATACAGCTGCACCAGTAGTAACAGTTGCAGGAGACGCTACAGCTACTGCAGTGATTGATGGAACTGGTACTATAACAGGTATTAATGTAACTGCTGGAGGAGCTTCTTATGTTAGTGCTCCAACTGTAACAATAGCTGCTCCATTAGGGGTTGAATACACTATCGGTGAAATGGTTGATCAAACTCTATCAGACGGAACTATACTGTCTGGTGAAGTTGCTGAATTTAATCCAGACACTAAAATCTTAAAATTAATTAGCTTTGGTGCAAGTGATGGTAAGTTCCATCTACCGAATTTAAGTAGAGCTGTTGTGGACAGAACTACATCTAAAGGTGCGGTTGTATCTGGAGTTAGTGAAGATATTCAATCATCGGCTAATGAACAAAACGAATACTTTGATACTCTAACGGACTTCTTAGACTTTAGTGAATCGAACCCATTTGGAGATCCTAGCTAATGTTTGGTAATTATTTCTATCATGAACGAGTAAGACGATCAGTTGCTATCTTTGGTAGAGTCTTTAATGATATTTACGTACTAAGAAAGAACTCCTCTGGTGCTGTTATTAGTACAGTGAAGGTTCCTCTATCATATGCTCCTAAAGCTAAGTTCTTAGATCGTATTAGAGAGCAGGCTGACTTGGCTTCAGGACAACGAGTAGCACTTAAGCTTCCTAGAATGTCTTTTGAGATAGTATCTTATACTTATGATCCTACAAGGCAGTTACAGAAGACTTCTAGTTTTATGCAGACAGGTGCAACTGCAGCGCAAAGAGCTAAGATCAACACCTATGTACCATATAATATAACATTCCAGTTAAACATATATGCTAAGACTCAGGATGATGCATTACAGATAGTAGAGCAGATTATGCCTTACTTTGCTCCACAGTATAACCTTACTATGGCTCCTATTAGTGCTTATCCGGATCTAAAAGAAGATGTGCCTATCACTCTACAGTCAGTTGACTTTGCTGATGATTTTGAAGGTGATGTTGCAACCAGAAGAACTATTATATATACTCTTACATTCGAAATGAAAGCAAACTTCTACGGGCCTATTGCTGATAAGAATGTTATTACAAAGGCTATACCTAAAATTGATTTAGATGATAAAGGTATTGCTGACAGTGACTACTTAACTATTACAATAACTCCTACACCCTCTGGTGTTAGTGCAGATAGTGATTATGGATTCTCGGAAGTTTACAATTATGAGCACGAATAATAAAGATAATGACTTTGAATATTCTAGACAAATCTATCATGATCTTTTAGCCAAAGGTTCTGAGGCTTTAGAAGATATGATGGAAGTAGCTCGTGCTACAGAACATCCAAGAGCGTTCGAAGTGTTATCAGGTATGATGAAAAACGTAGGCGATATAAACGGCTCGTTAATGGATCTTCATAAGAAGAAACATGATATGGAAAAGAAAGACGTTCCTGCTCTTCC